CGTCTAATGATGGGTTATAACTGCCGTTCACTTCTAATTTTGCTGCGTCTTTGAAATCTTTCATATTTTGCGTTAAATCTGGAAGTATTGTATTTAATTCTTTTGCTTCTGCAGAAGAAATTTCATTCAACCCAAAAAAGTCTCGATACAATTTTTTAAACTTACTCATTATCATTCTTTTATATTATATAAATATATATTCAATTATCCAAATTAAAAGTATTTATTTAATCCTTCGCCAATATCATTTAGTGCAGCTTCCATTTTACGTTCATTAATAACAACTTCTGTTGCAGCTTTTTTTAGCTCATTAACTGCGGCTGTTACATAATTCAGTCTGCGCTTTTCCGCTACTTTCTCTAACATTTCATTTTGCGATTCACCAATCATACGTTCCGCAGTCTCAACCATTTTGCTAACACCGTTAACCATTTTTTCTAGATTTCTTTTAGTTACCATCGCATCAACTGTTTCTTCATATCTAGATATAGCTTCTGAAAATTCTTGTTTTTCTTCTTCTGTTAATGCAGCCGGTTGCTCACCGAATACCGTTTCTTTTTTCAAATGTTGCTCATACAATATATCTCGTATAGCGTTTAAATTTTTAGATTCAAATTTCATGTTATATCCTACATTTACCATCTTCACATAGTATTGATGTGATTATGTCGTTTACTTTTTTATATTTATTTGTTTTATTTTTTTCGACTGACTCTTTCATCATTCCCATGAATGCACCTTGCGTCGACGGGTTACTAACAAAATCCCAACAAATCAATTCAAAATCGTCTTGTACTTCTACAATGCCTTCATTTCTAAGTTCTTTTACGCTACCGAGGCCTCTACTAGAAATACCCAACGTAATACCTTCTTTAAACAATGACTTTAATATTTTTCCAGATGGTGTATCTAATACTTGAACTACGCCTTTTAAATCGTCGCCTTCCCACCATATTTTTAAAACATTGTGAGACACGTTGTTTAAATTGACAACACTTGACTCTGGATGATCTAATTCACCTAGAGCTCTGTTTTGATCTATATATTCTTTCTGATATCTCTGACATTCTCGCATTAATATATTTTTAGGATAGACTCTACCATTTTGGTTTTTTGCACCTGAACGTTGCAATATACCTTGAACTACAAATCCTCCTGGGATTCCATATTTAGCACCATTTGACTCATTGAGTGACCCAATTGGATTAAATTGCATGTATTCTACTAATAATGGTTTTGACATCTTACTCTCCTAATGATCTAACTCGCTCTGATATTTTAATTAATCGCTCTGATATTTTTCTTAAAGCATTATGTGTTCCGCTACTAAAGCCAGAATGTGATATTCCAGACTCAGTTTTTAATCTGCCAGTATATTTAACAGTCTCTTCAATTTCTTTTAGTTTTTTAGCTACTTCTCTAATAGACGCATTAACAGTTTTAGAAGGACTAGAATTTTTTTTGCCTAAAGCAAAATCTCGATATCCTTCTATAAGTTGTTCATATTTAGTATCCATGGCTTCCTGTACATAATCATATTCCGTATGAAGTTTTGTTTTAGGAGCATCAGTATATCCTGTGCTTTGGTTAAGGTTAGGATTTGTTTGTTTTCGTTTAGCAACAAAATTCTTCGTCATATATGCACCAGCTCCAGCTGATGTGGAAGCTTCGTCTACTTCTTTATCCATTGCTGCGTCTATTGCTTCTCCGCGTGCTTGTTCCCAACTAGACAATTCTCCATCATCATTTAAATCGGATTTTGCATCTACTGCTTCGTTTTTAGCACATCGTTGACATTCGTCTTTTATATGTGACGTTAATTTTCCAGAACATTTTTCACAAGTTTTATATTCCCAATCATCTCGATTTTTACCAGCGGCACTTTGCATAGCAGCTTTTGAAGTTTTACTCATGGCTTTTTTAATAGCATTATCTTTTACACCTCTATACTCGTCTGAATCAGATTCTTGGTTGCCATCACCGTCCCAATCTTTTTCAGTAAGAGCTTTAAAGCTTTCGTCTATTTGTTTCAAAAATGATTTCATTTGTGCACTCCATTTAATTCATCTATCAAGTCCATGTAACGCATTAAAGAAACTATATTAGATTCATTTAAATGTTTCATTGTTTCTACATTGCATAGCATTTCAGAAAGCCGTTGTACTTTAATTTTAGTTACCTTTTCGTTGATGCGATTTGCATGTTCCGATAATCTCTTTTTCAATGTTGGTATAACTTTGCTAACATATTGTTTTAGTGATTCTGAATCATTGACATTGGTAATATATTGATTCAACAATTGTTTTTGTGATTCAGATAATACCGAATACTTGTCATTGAATTTGTCTATCATTATTTTATATGTTAATAAACGATCGGTTTTTTCTTGTTTCGAAAATGTTTCTAACAATGTGTCTTGTTTAGGTTTCGAATTTGCTTTTGGCAATGTGTTTTCAACAATAACATTTTTACATTGCATCAAGCGTTTTGGGTTGTCTGTTTCTTTGTATTCAAACAACAAGTATATGGATGCCAATTCTTTGTAATTATTGATATGCATCTTAGCCAAGTCTTCAAAAACAAATTGTTCTGATATTTCTTTGACTAAATTATATTTCTGTCTTTTTAATACACTCTGATTTATTTTTGAATGTGTATGTTTGATAGTATTAATATAATCTAAAGCACGTGCTTCTGTTTTATGTTGTTCTTTCAATAATCCATTATACAATTGGAGCTCTTTGGCTAACTCAGTGTTTTTGCCAAAATACTTTTTAATAATGTCTATAGTTACTGATTTGTCTGACGTCATTGTTTCAGACGTTAACTTGCGAACTAGCATTTCAAATAAAATGCCGGTGTTCTTGTATTTTGAATGTTTTAGTTTTTTCATACTGAAGCCAGTAGTTTTCTTTTATTTATAAATATGTACGAATCTATAAAATATTGTTCTCATCTAACATTGTTCCTGAATCTTCGTCATTACTAGATGATTTAAGTGTCTCTGTTATGATTTTTGATCCTTTTTTCTTCTTAAAATAATTGATAACGCTTTTACTTTCAGACGTCATTGACATTTTTCTTTGTCGAACATCTGGTTGAAATGCAGTTTTTTGATTTTCTGGGTCAAATGCCTGTTTAATTGTTTTGTTACCAAGCGGATCCCATCCCATTTCATTTTGATGTTGTCCCGACTTGATTCCTTCATATGGTCGACCTCCTACGTCTTTATCTTCAACTTCATCAGAGCTCATATGCATTGATGCTAAGTCGTGTGGAGTGCCATAAGATGCTCCAGTTATTGTAGGATCATTTCCTTCTTGTTCAATTTGATTTTGTCGGAAACGAAGTTTCAAGTCTTCTATAACATTGGTTCTTTCTTGCAGCCATTGTTCTTCGGACATGTTGAATATGAATTCATATATGTATTTATCTGATACCAACTTGCTGTCTTTCATTGTGTTAGCAAGATTTATTTTTTCGTTCATCAATGCAACTTTTTGTTGATCATATATGATGGATGGTGATGTTAGTGACAAGTCAAAATTAACCAGATCTTCGCCTTCATATCCTTGCGATGCAAGATGCACTATACCAATTTTATATAGTTCAGAAACAATAATTTTTTGTATGCGTTCTATTGTTCGGGCGAATCGCATATCCATTGATGCTAATGTAGTTTTACCTTCAACACCTTCATCAAAACCTAGGAAAGGCTTTGGTATCTTGAGAGCAGCCATCATCTTGTTTTTCACATACTCAATATCTTCAGTACCAGTCCATGTCATTCCTGGTAGTGTGTCTATTTGCGTTTGTGAATTGCCTCCCCTAACCGGTAAAAAGAAGTCTTCAATCATGTTATTGAGATTGAATTTCAAATTGTAATTACCTGTTTTTTGATCGACGTGTGGAATTTTTTTCATCTTGTTGATAATTTGTTCCATGAATGTGTCTACTTCATTAGGTGGTATGTTACCTATGTCTATCTTGAATATACGCTTCTCTGGTGCTCTCATTATTCTGTGTATGAGCATTGCATCTTCAAGCATGGTTAGTTTTTGAAACTCTTGTCTTGCTCCTTCTAACATGGAACGGCCATATGGTAAAAAGTTAGAATCTGATAGCAGTCGGAAATGGGCAATTTCGAAAGTATCATACCATTCTTCTGCGGTTGATATATGTTTAAACTTTATATCATATTCGCCAGTTTCACTATCATATTCTTCATAACGTTCAATTTCATAAGTAGAAAGTGGATGTGCATTTATTATTCCAATCTCGTCTGCAATATCTAGTTTTAAGAAGAAATCTCCATACTTTGTTACGTTTCTAATCCATGACCACATATTAAAGTCAATGTTTAATATGTCGTAAAACAAGTTGTAAAGTACTTTTTGCAGCTTACTATCATTGGTCTTGATAGTCAATATATCTCCGAATTGGTCTTCCAATGTAGATTCATCAGAATATATATCTAATGCAGAATGAATAATTGGATCGCGGTCCATCATTTCATAATCAGTATACAATTGTATACGATTTTGGTGCATATAGTAATTAGAGTCATACCCACCATGTAGCCCTCCAACTTTGTGTTTAGTTGAACCATGAAGCCTGGTATATCTGTCGGCTAATTTAGTATGAGCTAAGTTTCCGCCGTTCTGTAATCGATTAGTATCAACTACTCGGAGCTTATCTTTTCCAACTGCTCGTACTATAACATTGGTACGAAACAAATTTCTTAAACGTTTTCTTAACGACGCCATAATGTATTTCTTTTATTATAAATATAACTAATTAAAGATCCAAGCAATTTTTATATTAACCAGGTTAAATCTTCGCCATCTTTGCCATTGTGCCAATCCCACCCTGAATCTTTGGGTCTGTTATTTGCAGTGTATATAACATTGTCGGATTTCTGAAATTGCGATAATGCTCGCTTGTTTAAATCAATTCCATGTTGTCTTAATTTTAAAGAAGTATCTCTGAGCCATAATCCTATACAAAAAGCCATTACTAAATCATCATTGTAACCTACTTGACTTTGTGCTTTGCCATTTAACCATATAAATACAAATAGCTCTTGTATGAGTCGTTTACTGCGTATAACCGGTGTGTTTTCTCGCATATACATTTCTAATGCAGATATCATTAATGGACGAGTTCTGCTTGTTGTCGACACTCCAGGAACCATTTTTGACTTGTCTTTCATGTCATATCCCTTTTGAAGTTGAACGTCTACATCTACATATCCATCGTCTTTATATGTATAAAATAAATTTTCATAGTTTCTGTCTAATGCTGGTTGAATTGCTGCCCACCCTATATTTGCATTTTCAATTGCAAGTAAAGCATTGTTCCATTCTGTTGCAACTGTTACTAACATGTTACCAAAATCTTTAGGTGGTATCTTGCCTTTATATTCAGCAACTTGTGTTACTGTTTCGACATCTAGAACGTGAAATGTAGACCAGTCTGCCGCATCGCCCCGAGCAACGTCAGCTACTACCACATAGTCTTTTGAATAGTCAGGATATTCCCATACCCAATATCCATTGTCAAATCCACGCTTTTCAATTGGCTCACAGCATTTTTCTTCATATGATAAAAGTATTTTACCATCAACTACAGTGTGACCTGAACTAACAAAATCACAATCACATTCTTGAGCAGCACCACGTTCACCTAATAATTGTGTTTGTTCATTACGCCATATTTGATCTCGATCTGGATGAACTGTCCAATGCAATTTAATGTTGTGCCATTGGGTTTGAGCATTAGTCTCTCCATCTACCCAAGTTTTATGAAACCAATTACCGACACCATTTGGAGTAGATAAAACTACAGCGCCACCACCAGTTGATAGTGTTGCTTGTGATGCTATCCATATCTCTTCAATGTTTCTGATAAAAGCGGCTTCATCTATTATTAATAAGGATAATGCTTCCGAACGTGCTCCTGTACCTGCACTTGATACTGCTTTAATTTGAGAACCATTTTTAAATTTTAAAGATAATTTGTTGTCTGCTTCTATAGTACCTTTCAACCAACTTGGTAAATTGTCATGCATTACTCGAACTTTAGTTACCAGGTTCTTTGCTACTTCTTGTGTAGTTGCAATAACTAACACGTTAAAGTCTTCGTTAAACAACATGCTCCATAAAGCAAATCCTGCTGCTAATGTTGATATACCTAACTGTCTAGACTTCAATATAACACTGTATCTGTTGTCTCTGAGTTGTGATAATGAATCCTCTTGAAAGTCATATAAATTAAATTTTATTTTGCCTCGCTTAGGATGTTGTATATAACAATATTGTCGCATAAAGAAAATTGGATCGGCAGCACACATTTGATATTGCTGTTGAATGATTTCTTTTATACTTGGATTTGCCATTATTGTATTACCTCTACTATAAATTTACCTGTTAATACTGTAGTTAATATTCCGGCACTAAACCATATAAATTTATGATTATACCATTTAGGTTGTAAATGTTTTTGTTGTTTAACATATAGATTTATGTTTTCTTCAAGCAGATCAACTTGTTGTTGTTTGAATTGTAAATGTAATGAATCCAATTGCAATAACTCATCTTGTTTTTGTATAACTGCATCTTGTTGATATATTAATGCATTGTTAACTGAGTCTTGATAATACAGTTCATTTAATGTTTCTGATATGTTTATTAATTGTTGTTCTGTGAAACAAGTATCAGATACAGTTTGTCCGAATACAGTTATTGGAAATAATATTGCAAAAATTAATTGTTTCATTTTTTTCTTTTAGTTTTTGAAACAATATTCTTTTTTGCGTCTGTTACAGATTTTTTTGGACGGCCGGGTTTACGTTTTACCGTTTTAGTTTTTTTGACTGTTTCTTTAAGATCAGTCAAATCTTGTTTAACTTTATGTTTTTGAGTTTTTAATTGATCTTCTTTACCTTTGACTCGTTCAATCTTTTTTTCGTTATCATCAATTTTTTCTTGAATTTTTTCAGATTTTTTTCGTTTGAATAATCCTCCAAATGCTGATATAATTGCTATAGCTGAAATTATACCTCCAACAATCCAAAACCAATACATTTTAATCTTGTTCCAAATTTTCATTTTTTTCTCCATTTGTGTGTGTATCTAATTTATTTAAAAAGTTTTGTTTATACTCTTCAAATCCGTTTATAACTTTTTCTTCAAACTCTTCGGGAGTCATTTGTGCTGCCCAAGACTCAGTATCTCCTTTGCCATTAATTACTAGTTTAGACGCTTCTGTATATACTTCCCGCAACATATTAACATCCTGTTCGGCTTTTTGCAACCATGCTAATGCATTAGCTCGAGTTTTTTCTTGAGCATATTCTTCAAATTTACCTTGTTTTTTTAATTCATGTTCCATGTCAATAACACAGTCAAAACACATTCCGTGTATTGCTCGCATTTTTTTGTTGAGATGATATGTTGGATCACACGTGCATGTTTCGTTTGGACAATTGGCAAATGTTTTTAATTCTTCTCGTACTTCACTTAATACTTCTGAATTTTTTGGCTTACGTGTTCGGAATCCATCGTGTTGCTCTACAATGGTTATATTTCCATTTGCGTCGACAGTTTCCCACGTATCACCAATTTCATGATGTTCGTTTCGTTTTTGTGTTGCATCAGTATCACTGAATCCTACTGTTTTTTTGGTTTGAAATTTGTGTGTGCCATCGAGCATTTTTTCGATAGCTTTGATGTTTTGTAACTTGTTTTTTCCCATATTTTTCTATTTATTATCTGTATAATCGTCTGATGGAGTTGGTGTTATTGATTTTAAATTTGTTCCATTATTTCTTGCAGCTGCAAGGAATGCAGATAAAAATTGTTTATTTTTTGAAGTTGATTTTCCTTTTAATAATTTTAATAGTGTCGCAGCATATTTTGCGCCAGCTTCTTCAGGTGTAGAATTTTTAAAATATTTATTAAAATCAGTTTCATATTTTTTGGCAGTATTCTCTAAATTTGTTTCAGTTGCATCAATTGGTACTGGTTCTGAATCTGTTTCTGCAGCGTCATCGGTTGTTGCTGGTGCAACTGGACTTGGCGATGGACTAGATGATGACAAACCTCCGCCACCGCCTAGTGTAGCACCTCCACCCATATCTGCTGCTGGGTCTGCTCCGGCATCTGCACCTGGGTCTGCTGCTGGGTCTTCACCTGGATCTGTTGTTGGGTCTGCTGCTGGGTCTGCTGCTGGGTCTGCTGCTGGGTCTGCTGCTGGATCGGCGCCTGGATCGGCACCTAAGTCTGCTGCTGGCTCGGCACCTGGATCTGTTGTTGGGGGTGGATCTATTGTTCCTTGTTCCATTACATAATTTTCACGAATAACTTTGGCAATTTTATTACGTACATATTGTCGAATAATTTGTTCTTTTTGTGATTCATTCATTTCATAAACGCCATTTTCCATTGCATCTAAATATCCTTCACTATCTTCAATTTGTAATTTTTTAAATACCTCTCGAGCTTGTTTTGGAGAATATTCACCGTCTTGTACTTTTTTATATAAACGATTTTTAATCTCCGGTACCATATTTTCTATGTCATTAATTACTTCGCCGTTAATATTTCTAGGTACTAATGGTTGTACACCATCTACTAAATTAGGCACCATACCATGAGCGTCAGGTGCAGTATAATCTTTAAGATCTTTTCTTGCTGCAATCTTTTGTGATGCTTCAAAGTTTTTTGGTTTTGTGTATTTGCTGTTATGCTTTGTTTCGTTTTTTGCCATTGTTTTATCCGTTTATTTAATATAAATATTACCTTGCGTATTTTAACACTCCTAGTATCTGATTTACTGGAGCAAATGAACCAGTTAGCTTGTATGTGTTACCACCATATGTAAATACTATGCCTTCAATTGGCACTATAGTATCAAAGCCACCCATTCGTTCAATTTTCTTTAATTGTGTTTCTAATTTTTTAAGTGTGTCAGGATTATCTGATGTTTGCAAATCTTTAACCAATGACATTAAATCTGATTTAATTTGTTTAACTGCTTTTTTGGGACTTGCTGCTAAATAGTTTGTTATGTTTTTTAACACTACCGCGCCAAGTTTTAAAAATATGGATTCAAATGGTTCTATATTTTGTTTTTGGTATGACTTGAAATCTTTTTTATCAAATGCAGATACCCATTCAGAAAATGATTCATTGTCTATCATTTTAACAACATTGTTTATTCTGGTAGACTTATCATTGAATGCCCAACGGTTAGTTAGTATTTCTAAAACCTCTTGCGGTATAGCATAATCCAATTGATATGCCTTTTCACGTACTACGTCTTTCCACCATGCTCTATGATATTCAGATACTTGATCCGTTTCTTTTAATCCGAATTGATTTTGTAATCCGTCTATTTCAGCAAAGAATGCCGATTGTTGATCTTCAAAATCTTCTATTCGTCCCATTTTTAATTTGTTAGGAGGAATAAATGAAAATGTATTTTGCATATGAGCATTTGCATCTTGTATTACTTGTTGAAGCATAGTGCCTCCGGTAACATCAGTTTCAACTACTCTTCCATTTTCATCGTATTCTACTAAATTGTGAAATTGAAGAACTGCTTGTTCATATGCAATAACATTGGTTGTAGCAGGATATATAATTTCCATGTTTGCAAATACACGACCGTTTTTAAATATGCGTTGCAATGTTTCGGGAGATAATTTGCTTAAAGCGGCCGTTAAATCTTCTGTAGTAGCTTGAAATGCGTCAACTACTAATTTATAACCAGCTGCACCTTCTTTACCATTTGCATCAATTGATTTCTGATATTTTACTTGAAATTCTGCATTTAATTCGTCGGGAGTTAATGGTTGTTTTCTAGTTTTTATTCCTCGTGCAAAGCCTGGCCGGCCGTTCTTCCAAGTTACTTGAATGTTTTGTCCGTCTGTCTTTTCAGTAACAGCTTCTTCAATATCGAGTCGACCTTCCAATGCTCTAGATACTATTTCTTTCATGTCATTGAAAGTTAAGCCGTGAGAGTCATAAGGATGATTCATGTGGCCTGCTGCACCGCCCTCTGTTATCAAAGATTCTATTGTGTATATTTTATCTTGCGGATTATTTGATCTCCATGGTCGTCGTTGCGACTTAACTGTTCTAGGAATCAATTTAATTTGTCCTAAACTTTGATCGAAGTGTAATTGAAATGGCATATGAATAGGAACGTCAAATTGATAATCTGATGTTACTGCTGATGGATTACCTTTCATTACTTGTTGAACTATTTCTTCTCCGTATTCTGATGATAAATCTAAAAATAAATTTTCTAAATCGTCTAATGTAATTGTTCCTTCATTTCTAGGATCATTTAATCTATCCATAAAATGTGTTGCATAGCCTTGAAAATCTACATCTATACCATAACGTTTAAAAAATCTGTCTACGGTTGGTTCTATAGATTTTAATTCATCGCGCGTAATATAATTTTCATATAATGGTGCACCAAATACAGTTTTACCAAATTTATTAAAATTATATGTAAATTCTTCGCCTCGACTACGATCTAAATATTTTCTTAATTTTTTTATTTTCTTGTCGTGAGCTTTAGCCATTTTTGGAGTTTGGTATCCTTCTACAACTTCATCAACATCTTCTGCCAATTGTTTACCCCACCAATCTTTGCTAAATAAAGACTCTTGCATTCCTTTGAGCATTTGCCATATGTTTTTTATTATGGCTTCTCTAGCTCCAGGATATGATGATGCAAATGTTTCATAGTCATCATTAGCTATTGCTTGACGAACTGTGCTGGCTGATATTGGCTCGCCTCCTCCATATGCTAATGGATCTACATTTATTTCTAATGGATTGACTTCAACACCGGTGGCAATTGTTCTGCCTTTTTTATCACCAACCGTTTTATACTTTTCCACGTTGCTACCAAAACTTAAAGTTCGGGCATAATCATCTCCTTTTTGAGAAGCTGCCATGGCATATGTTCCTTGGTGATCTGGTGGTAATGCAAAAAGATATTCATATGCGGCCATTATTGGACTATTAAAATCTGTGGACTGTATGTATATATTTGAATTGTTGTTGAGTAGTTTGAATATTTCAATGCTATCTTCACGACTTACGCCGTCCCGTTCTTTTGGACCGATGAGCATAATTACTCGTTCTACATTAGAAGAATTTGCATAGCGTTGGGCTAATGCTAAATGGGCTCCGGTGATTGGTTTAAACCCTCCTGGAAAAAGTACTGTAGTTTTATTCATTTTATATAAATATTACCTTATTATATTTGATGGTGGACTTGTAGACCCCCCGACAGATCTACTTGTACGATATACAAATCCTTTTATTTTTAATATAGATGATGAATTCCCATGATTTGTTAATAACGCAGTTTGATATATCCGTATGAATTTACCTTGATATTTTGCTAATATTGAAGTTGATGGATTGGTTCCAAGTGTAAGATTAAATGTTTGTGATATACCCATTGTATTTCCTATAGGAACACTACTTATTAATGTAAGAAACGTAACACCATGTAATCTTTCTGGAGTACTCCAGGAATCATATCCATTGATATTTCCAGTTCCGCCTCCTGCAGCACTAGATCCGGTATAACTTGCAGATTGTATAAATATTTGCGATCTGAGTAAAGCTGCACCAGTTGCCGAAGAATGATTGGAATATTGAATTGTCATCGATCCTTGCATATCTGTTTCGCCGGGTAATATAAATGTTTCGAATATAGAAGCAGTTTGTGGAGAAGTTTCTAAATTTCCAGTAAATGTATATTCATCACGATTAAAATAAACTATTCGACCAATGTTATTACCATCTACAAATTCATTGTTACTATCAAATAATGTGTTTCCTCCTTGCTGAGCGATAAAACTAGATGCAGTAACATCTCCTTCTGGTGTTAAATGAAATCCACTTGCAGATATTTCTATGTTGCTATCACTACCACTTATAAACGCAGTATTTGGATCTCCTAAAAAGAAATTCTTTGTTGCAATATATATTTCATCGTCTGTAGTAGAATATCTAAAATAACTACTGTTGTCTAAATATAATTCTAAACCAACGCCACTATATGCAACTCCGCCTTTTGTTCCTGCACTTCCTTGTAACGCACTACCACTCCAAAGAAGAAATCCAGG